TTCCATACTTTACCTTCCTAACTAACTTACGATACCAATTGTCATTTGCCATAGCCTCAATGTAATCAAACTTGTCAATCATCTCTGACAGGATGTCCTTGTAGTAATAGGCTAGTTCACCACCTGTATAGTTCATCCACTCTTCGTGTCCCTCTCGGCTACACATCTGAGCATACTTAGCAATCTTCTTATGCTTCAGCATTGCTACCCTCCACTATTTCTACTGCTTCCCAATCGCCGTCAGGTAGTTCGAAGTGCTCCTGAATACCGAGGTCGATAGCCTCGTCTTCATCTTCTGCTTCTACCCAATAACTTGCTGTGTAATCTACTCTGTATTTTTTCATAGGTCTATTGTATCCTTACCCACCGACATTGATTAGTCGGTCTTTGCCAATTGCGAAATTGTGTTCGTGGCGTAGAATCAAATCGATCGTCGCCTGGCGTTCCTCCAGGGTAGCGATAGCAGTCTCTAAGCCCTGGTATTCTACTAGATACTCTGCGATAGTGTCTTCATCTACATAGTTATTCATTTATTACCTCCACGTTTACAGCGTCATACAGTTCGTTATACTTTACAAAAGAATAGATGTCATCTACATAAGCAGACTTATAGTAGTCAATCAACTCTTCCTCTGTGAAATTGTTTTCTAGAATTAGTTCGTCTTCGTCAGGATAGTAATCAAAACTAATACTGACTCTCACCACATTACCCATTTATCATCCTTAGATAGTTGTTTGCTTGTTCGTGTTCCCATGGTTGGCAAGTTGGGCAATACTCTTGCTCTGCCTCGCAAATGTCGCAGAACGGATTACAGTCAAATGCTCCCTCGTGTCGGGGGCATACGATAGATTCGTGTTCAGTATTTAGACATAGCATTAGCAAGAACCATCGCTAGGAATCTGGTCTTCTGGAACACCCATCATTCGTAGGATAGTTTGGCTTCTGGTAATGATACCCTCAAGGTAATCACCAAAGCCATCATTGATGTCCAATGGCTCTTTTTCTTCTAGCAAGGCAGGAATGTCTTTCATTAGATAATCTATAATCTGCTCATTGGTCATTGTGGGGTTATTCATCAGCCATTACCTCTCTTAGTTGTTCGTCTGATAGTGCTTCTATTGTAGCAAGACCCTCTGACAATATAAGGTCTAGTAGTTTGCGGTAGTCCTCAATCACGCTGCAACTCCAATCGTCTGGTCGTGTCCCTTAGCATAGTTCACCCATAGGTAAAAGTTGTTCTCAAGGCGGTCTCCAAATGCCCTCACAAAATCAGCAAGGTCAATAGTCTTAGTAGAGATTAGAGGCATCAGTTCTTCGGGGGTAATGTCAAGGTAGCCACTACCATACTCACCTACATAATAGTTGATAGGCAATACACCATTGTCATCTACAAACCAGCCTACGCCCTCGCCACAGATAGTAGCGATACCCTTGTTGCCATTGGCTACAACCATAGGCTCTGATTTGACAGTATCGTTGTTTAGTCTATTCTTAAGAAACTCGGTAGTCTTCTCTGGGTCTAGCAGGTGTAGGACAGTTCCACGGATTCGTTCTGGTCTTGGCATTTTTTCTCCTTTGGGGGTTTATGTATCCATTATACAGATACCCTACGACATTGTAAATAGGACACGCCGAGATTTGGGAAAAAAGATCTGGTGTTCGTAATTACTTTTTTATGATTGTCTATATTATGTTAGGTGGTGCGCCCCCGATCAACCCTGGTGGGCAGGCAGTTTAGAGACTTGCCTAGGTCTATGGATTATGCCATTACGACAGATTGAACAATCTTCATCAGGCGGTTCTTCTCAGCGTTGATTACAGGGTCAAAGCCAGAAGCCGAAGCATAAATGCTTTCGTTGTTTCCGCCACGAGAATTGCGATACCAATCCAAGCGTTCGGTTAGAGCGTTGTATGCTCCCCAAGCAGTTCCCGAAATGGTGTTGTTGAATTGTCCAACATAAATGTCGTGTAGCAAGTCAATCTTGCTGTCGTATTTCTTTTGCGAACCCTTAGCATCTTTTTCTGGGGCAGGGTAAGCGAGTTCGACAATCTTAGCAAACTGAGCGTCTGTGATTTCCTTTTCAATCATAGCGTTAGCCATAAGTGAGAATTCGTCAATGTATTTGTGAGCAAGTCCCAATGCTTCACGAGCAACGGCAATCTTACCCTCGGCAGTTTGAGTGTGTCGAATTTTGAAAGTTTGCTTGACATCTTTCTTGCCCTTGAAGTTTGATAGAGCAAGGTTGAGAGTGTTAGCACATACAACACGAACAGGTGTGATACTTGCCTGAATAGCAATCGAACCATCGTGAGAAGTGTTGATTAGCAGATAGTTGTCAATCTTGTCAGCACGACCATTAGGGTCTAGGGTAATGCTGTCTTGTAGAGCAATCGAACCGAATACAACACGACCGCCACGAATAGAGCCAGCAGTTTCCCAACGACCACCGCCGTCTAGTAGGTTATCACCAAACGAGAATAGGTCTTCATTTTGTAGCGGAACATAACGCTCACCAACAACGCCAAGAACATCGGTCTGTGAGTTGTCGAATGGGTTAGTGCGTGATACGAATGAGTAAGACTTGTCGCTTGAAAAGCCGTCTGGAATTGCTACATCTTCCAAGCGAACATTCCAATTGTCAAGGTGTGCGAGTTTCAACATCTCGGCAGTATTGACCTCGTCTTCAAATACAGTGCCAAGGTTGTGCCAAGCAGGTTGGCGTAGTGAAGCAAAAGCGGTCTCGCCGTTTGCTCCAATTTCTAGTTCGTGAGCCATAGTCTCAACTTTCTATTAGTAGGGATTTGTGATAGTTCTATTTTACAGGAAGCCACCGACATTGTCAATACTATTTGAGAAAATTTTTGAGCGTGTCGTAATTGCCTTCGTAAAGCCCGATCCCCCAGGGGGGCGCACCCGATCGATCCCCAGGCAACTAGAAAACCCCTCCCGAATTACAAGGAGGGGTCTCTCTGGTAGCCATAGTGGTTTTCACCTTGCCACACCAGCCCAAGGTTAGAGCCTTTTAGACACTTGCTCAGGTGTTATGGCTTACGCCAATGGTTTATAGCAAGTCCATTACAGACGAGTAGGTCGAAGCATTTACTTCTTCCTGTGCGGTCAGTTTGAGAACACGCAAGGTCTTCTCTAACATTTCCAACGGAGTTGTGTATTCACGACCAAATGAGCGAGACGAGTTTGGGTCGCTTGGCTTCTTTGGTGCGGTAGGGAAACCGAGTGCGTTTGCGTCAAGGCGAACATCAACGCTTCCGTTGTATCCAAGTGAAACACGAATTGGCTTCTCGTAGCCATCACCAATCAACTCAGGGTTGTTGGTAAGTGCCTTGATTGCCAATGCTACCAATGACTTCTGGTAGTTAGCGTAGTCTGTCTCATACTGCTTTACATCAGCAGGGTATGAAGCAACCTGTGCCTTGATAGTAGCAATCTTCTCTTCTACCAAAGTAATTAGAGATGCGGTTGGAACTTTGACGGCTAGTGCTCTTGCCATAGTTGTCTTCTTTCTGTTAGGGGTTGTTTGTTATGTGTCCATTATAGCAGGGGGGTAAGACATTGAGTAGTGGGCAGTTTTACTTGATACCCAGCAAGCAGTTTATTCTCCTGCGAGTTAGCGAATGGTAGTCCAGCGGTCTGTGCCATTTACATCAAGACGAACACGGAAAGTGCCGTTCTTGTTAGCAACTACTTCCTGAACAATGCCAGACACCTTGCTTACAGCGGTAGTGAATGGTGAGCCAACCTGTGGTGCGATTGCGTTAGACATAATCTAACCTTTCTGTGTCTTGCGACACGCTTCATTTTTCATACCAACGGATTTGTTGATAAGTCTATTTTACAGCAGTTGGGAGTGTAAGTCAAGCATTTTCTCAAACTTTTTTCGATTATTTTTTCTTGCTCATTTCCAACTACTAACAGTATAAGGGATACCACCGACATTTTGGGGATTTCCAACGGCGTGTCGTAAAAAGATCTCGTGAAAATCCTGGTGTCGGTGGTGGGGGGCGCACCCAAAAGGGGAGCAGTTTACTTAGACATACTCAGGTCGTTTTTCGCAGGGGAAAAGAAAGGATAAGAACCCTACGAAATTTCTTTACAGGTGATTACATCGGTTGAGTAATCGCTAACTTGACTATCGTTCACAGCATACTCAAACCACTCTGGGTCAATGTTGCCGTTATCAATGTCGTCAATGTCGCACTCAACTTCGATGGTGAATAGAACATTTACCTCAAAGTTCTTAGTGATAGTTAGAGAAATGTCCAACTCACTAGCGATGTGCTTGATAGTGTCGTGGTCGTAGTCTTCCCAAGCCTCTTTTAGAACCTGCTCAACTTTTGACTCATACTTCCACTTCTCATTACGCACATCGTTGATACGCTGGACACGCTCTTTATCAAGTTCATTTGCCTTGTCTAGTTTTGCGGTTAGGTCAGCAATCTGCTCATACAACTTGGTAAGAACAGGGTGAGTGCTTTCAGTAGTAGCAGGGGTGATGTCGAACTCAACAGAGCCGTATTCGTTTTCGTATTCGTTCATTTTCTTCTTTCTTTGTTTGATAAATCTATTATAGGGGTAGCCACCGACATTATGGCTTGTAGTCTAGAAGAATGTCTTGTGGGACTTCTCTGCCATACTCCCAGATAAGGCTTTCGTCTGCCCAATCGCCTTCGTCGCTAGGGTTGCCCTCTTCGTCTAGGTATCCCCATTCCTTAGCAATCTCTTCGGGTAGGTCGTCAGTGTCTAGAACAAATAGAGAACGCTTGGTCTCAAAACGCCACCAATCGCCATTCTCGTTTGCGATAAAAATTGCCATTAGTTTCCTTTCTTTGTTATGTGTCTATTTTACAGGACACCACTGACATTATCAAGCATTTCGGGGAAAAATCTTTTCGTGTCGTAAAAGGGGGCGCATCCAGATCGTGCGCCCTGCCACCCTCCTTTCGAAGGGTAGCGAGGTGGCTTATTGCCTAATGATAAACCAGATTAGAATTGCGGTCAGTATTATTCCAATGAATGTATCCATCTATCAATTATCCCATACTCTCCTATTTTTTACTAGCACTAAATAAAATGTCGTTGCGAGCAAAAACACACTGCGAGCAAGCAACACAAGCAGAGCCGTTAGTTGAGATTAGTGGCAACTTGCGATTGTTTTCAGGGCAAGGGATAGCAGACTTATCTTGAATAGTTTTGAAGTCTGCCTTACCAGTAGCAAAGTCCTTAGCAAGATACGCTAACTTGACATCATACTGTTGCTTCAACTCAAAGCCTAAGTCCTTGTTCGCTTCATCGGTTGAGAAATACAGCGATAGGTTTTCGATGTTGATTAGTAGCGGAATAGCAAAATCGCTTCGGGTGTATGCCCAAAATTGAACGGTAGGGTATTTGCGAATAACATCTGCCCAAGCGTTAGTGTAGTCAACATTGAAGAAGTCACCGTCCCAGTGAATGCGGAATAACTTTTCAGCGTTACGCTTGTCACATTCAGCGACAAACTCACTAATCATCTCGTCAATAAGATTATACATAGTGAGATAGTCAGCGTCTTTTACTTGCTCCCAATTCTTGATTAGGTTTTCACGAACACCCTTGAATACCTTTTCAAGTTTGCCAGCGTAGCAGATAGTTTCACATACCGATGTTGCTCCAGGGCAAGAGTAAGCCTTACCGCTAGGCAGTCCAAAGGTATTAGCCATAGCAGCCTGAGTGCCAGACTTGTTTACTTGATTAGCGACCTTACGGTCTTTTGAGCGAATGAGCATTGGGGTTGCCTTTCTTTACTTGTCTATTTTAGCATTGGGGTCAGACATTGTCAACGTAATCTGGGGAAATTCTTAATCGTGTCGTAAACTGATCTCGGCAGGGGGGTGCGCCCCCGAAGGGGTAGCCTAACTACTCGTCTTCTTCATCCCAATAAAGGTCGCCGTCGCTAATCATTAGCCAAGCGTCAAGGTGTGCGTGTTCAGCAATTGCCCAAGCAGGTGCGGTTGTTTGTCCACGCCAAGTAATTTGAAACGGCTCACCATTTCTGTCTACGCCATCGAACGGCATTGGAATCTCACGATTAGCATCGCCATCTTTTAGTGCGTCAATTGCCTGAATACAAACTGGCACCATCACCTGTGGAATTGGTGGATAGTGATTACCCGATAGGTGCCAAGAGATTTGCTGCTCAAGAGTTGTTTCAGTTTCAGTCATTGCCATTGCGTTAAACATTCCCATTAGTTGTCTTCCTCGTCTTCTTCATCTTCGTAGTCATTACAAACTCCCTGACATCCAACTTCGCCACAGTCATCACACTCGTCATACTCAAACTGACCAATGAGAGAAATAAAGCCTTCATTCGGGTCTTCGTGATTAGTTTCGACAGACTGAACAAAACGCAAACCGCAAGACTGGTCAAACCACTTCTTTACAGTTTCTAGCATTTCATCTGCTGTCATCTGCTCTCGGGTAATTAGGCTGTCGGGGTCAGGTTCATCGCCATAACCATACTCACGCATTTTTGCTACTTGCTCATCATCCATCAAGAGATAGATTTTGTGGCAGGTGTCCCAAGCAATTCCCTTAGCGTAGTGAATTGCTACTTCTACATTATCAAAGTTAGTCATTAGTTTCTCCCTTGTATGCTGCCAACATCTCTGCTGCTCCGTCTGCCTTGCCACACGCATAGGCGTAGTCGAAGATTTGACGGAAATTTACAATTGTGTAAATGCTTGTGTCGTGCTTGTCTGCCAACTCCTGAATAGGGTCGTAGTATTTCCAGAATTCTTGCTCACGCTTGTCCATAGTTATCCTTTCTTAGATACTTACATTATAGGGTGTGCCACCGACATTATAGGTGTTCGGCAATTGCCTTACGCTTGTTAGACTGACGGCTACCCTTGCGAGTAGCAGGTGTTTCTACTAGGTGTGGCGACAACATCAGCGAACGGAATAGTTCTGCTGAGTGTGCCTTGCGAACGGCTTCATTCACTTTGTTTAGTGGCTTCTTTCTTTTCTTCATAGTCTTATTTTACACCATACCTACGACATTTTGGGGATTTGTTTCGGTGTGTCGTAATTGAGATCGATCCTGGGGGGGGCGCACCGCCTACCAGTCCTCACCACCGTAGCCACCATAGTCCTCGTCAGTTCCCCAACCAGCAGAGGCGAGGGCATCGCCATCCATCCAGTCGCCATCCTCCTCGGATGAATCTTCAGACGCAGCCTCAATTGCTTCGGCAACAGCCTGAATCTGAGTGTCGTGAGCAACAGCAAAGAGAGCCTTGGCTAAAGCCTCGTAGTCGAAGCCAGCAATCTCTTCAAGAGTGCCAAAAGATAGGTAGGTCATTGGTTTTCCTTTCGTTGATGTTGCGATTGTAGCAGGGACTACTGACATTATGCGAAATGCGTATTCACCAATGTCTTGTAGTCTTGGAAATAGAACACTTCCAAAATGAGTAGGTTGTTCATCATCTCAATTAGGCGAGGGTCTGGGTTTTCGTCTTCGGTAGAGCCGTTAAAGTGCTCTGCTTCCAATTCGTTCTTGGTAGCGAGAATTGCGTCGATTAGTGCCTGTGCTTTTTCATTCATAGGACAATTATACATAGACCCACCGACATTGTAAAGAAAAATTTTGGGAAAAATTCGGGGAAAATCTTAATTCAATCGTAAACGAATTGGATCAGGGGGGGCGCACACCCTCACGACTTTGTCAAGTCGATCGGGCTGGCGTGTCGCTTAGAATGGTGGCTGTAAGCCTTGATTTTCTTCTTCTAGTTCACGAATGTTTTTTAGCAACACAACAACGGTTGCGGTTAGACTTAGCACCATTACCAAACTAGCAAAAGCGAAGATTGCGAAAATAAAAAATAGTTCGTTCACTAGTTGCTCTCTTTCATTACAGCGTCAATAAATTTAGCGTGGTCAAAGCGTGGGTTGTCGTTGCCAAACATCTCAGCAAATTTCTCAGCGATGTTTGCGAGAGTGATGAAGTCAATTTCATCAGCAACTGAATTTAGAATGCTTGCGGTTTCGATGTAGTCTTTTCTAGTCATCATTTTAGTTTTTACCTTTCTTAGTTGTTGCTTACAAGTTTAGCAGTAGCCTCAGACATTGTTCTAGCAACAAGGTCATCAAACTTTTCTGCTGGCACATAGACAGACAGAGCACCTACGATTAGCACTGAAATCATATCGTAGTCATAGTTAGGGTATAGCAACTGATACGCCTTGCGAAGAGCGTCGGTGTTGTTAAAGTAAGGGGAGCGGTATTCGATGTTTTCCATTTTTTTATTTCCTATTCTTAGTTATTTAGATTGTATCAGTAGCCACCGACATTTTAGCGGTAGCCGTCGCCTAGATAGTCTGCCCATTCGATAGGGTCTAATTCTAGGTAAGTGATAGCACTGCCGAGGGTCATTAGTCCCTTGTAGTCATTACACTCAGGGCAAACCTGAATGTTGCCGTCGAACACGCTCTCGCAAAATACACACATTAGTTTCATTAGTTTTCCTTTCTTAGTTGTTTTTAGTTTAGCCTATGCCACCGACATTTATCGGGTCTTAGACACTAGCAGGGTCAGGTAGCGGTCTCGTGTTTCAGGTGAGAGCAAGGCAAAAGTCTTGCGGTCAAGGTATCGCTGTCCGTTGCGAATTTCAGGGGTAGCGAATACGATAGACGAAACACGCTCTACAAAAGCCTTTTCGCTCTTAGTCATTCTTGGTTTTCTCATTAGTTAGCCTTTCTTTCTACTCTCTCATTATTACACACACCACCGACATTTATAGGCACGACACGCCCAAATTAGATAACGGAATTATAACGAATCTGATCTAGTTATCCACAGAGTTATCCACAGGGGGGCGCACACGCCTCCGACATCCCTTTATTTATAAGGGTTGTGGGGCGATCGATTTTAGAATGGCGGAGCGTTGTCTGCTTCACCCTGGCGGTATCCCCAAGTCTTGCCTAAGCGATACGCAAAATAAACTAACACAATGTCGATTAGCAAATTGAAGCCGTTATAGAACATCATTTACTCAGCCAACTTTCTCTCGTAGTATTCAATCCAAGATTCAAACTCTTCTCTTGGAATCATTCCAAAAATAATTGCTTCAAGGTAAGCGGTGAATCCAACGCTAGTTGCCGAAACAGGTTCAGCGTTGTTTTTGTTGTAAGCGTCAAGAGCCAACTCTTTGAATCGCAATTCCAATTCATACTTAGTCATTTAGTTTTCCTTTCATTTGATTTTATTTTACAGCAACCCTATGACATTTAGTTTTCGGGTTCTAGTTGTCCCTGAGCGTATTCGATAGCGTAGTCTAAGCCAACGCATACATCACACTCTTTCTCAGTTTCATCACACTCTAACTTTTGGTTCATTAGGGCGATGATGATGTTGTGGCGAGCAAGGTTGCGGTTTAGCAAGTTGATTTTTTCGTTCATTAGTTTGCCTTTCTTAGTTAGTTAGATTGTAGCATAAGGGTATGACATTACTGCCATACACTCGCTACATCATCGAATGCCTTGATTGTTTCACCAACGCAATTTTCGCATAGCACGTTCATCGTGCCGTCATTGTATTCAACATTGAACACATCATCGATTGCGAATCCACGTTCGCATTTGTCGCAAGCGACATCATAGGTTGTCATTGACATTTAGTTTTCCTTTCTATCGGGGACTTATTTGCTCAGGCTCACCTTGCGGATTATTTGCTGAGGCTCATTCCCATTTATTTTATTTTACAACTACCCACCGACATTACCAACGGCGAGTTGAGCCTTTGGCTTTTGCTAGGTTGGTGAGCATAGTCAATTCACGCTCAAACTCTGGCGTGATGTCCCAATCGCTAGCCTCGGCTAGTTGTAGGGCAGTTTCGAGATAACGCTCAATCTCGGTTAGCGACATAGTGAGAAACTCGCTAGGGTTTAGGTATCTGTTCATTTAGTTTTCCTTTCTTCTTACTTACTACATTAGCATAGGGGTATGACATTTATAGGCATTTTAGGGGGTGTTTTGCCATTTTCTCAAAAGAATTCATTAGGTTAATTTTTCCTGTGAATTTGATCGAAATTTGCATCTCGGGCGTGTCGGGGGGCGCACATTTTTTGCGGTATGTCAAGGCGACTTGCCTACTCCTAACTTTCGTATGGAGCAGGGCAGTAGTCTACCAACCTTGAGTGAGAGTAAACCCTAAACCCATTTTCGTTTAGTTTTTCTTCTAGGATTAGTTCGTGTTCCCAACCCTTTCCTGTTAGTGAAGAGTTAGTTACACGCTCACCGCATAGTGAGCAGTTTCCAAACCATAGGCGGTTATCCTTGCGGTAACCATCAGCAGGGTTGATAACTTTGAATCCGTTACCAATTCCTTCTTCACGAATCTTGTCGAAGTTTTCCTTTGTTACTTTTAGTTCAGTCATTTTGACTTCCTTTCTTTTTATCTACTATTACAGTAACAGGGGGGTCTGACATTTATTACCCTTTTTAGGGGTGTTTCGTTACAAACTTTTAGGCAATTTTTTGTAGGTTTCCTACAGGGGGCGCACGATCGATGCGCCTCATTCGGGCGTGTCGCCCTGGTTCTCAAACTAGTAGAGGCTAGTTGAGAACATAGGCTTGACCAATTCTACAGGGTCAGAAGCCTCAACCAAAGTGTAGTCAAACACCTTGTTAGGCTTGTCTGAACATTCGTGAAAGTCGAAAGCAGACTTAGCCATACGGAGATTAGAAGCAATCTCCTCGTTACCGCAAGTGGAGCATTCCACTAGGTATCCATTGTTTGTTACTCTGAACATTAGTTGTCCTTTCTTTTGTTAGTTTTATTTTAGCGTAGCCTACCGACATTTACAGATAGGCAACTCGTCTTCGTCTAGGTGTGTCCAATAACCGCAGTCGTCGCAGTAGTAGACATCAGCAATCTCAATTCCCCAATAGTCGCTGTAAGCACGGCGGTCTTTTTGAGTTTGGTTTGTGAATGTAGTCATTTCATTTCCTTTCTAAGAATAAGTTAGCACATACCACCGACATTACTCTGGCAGTGGTAGTCCATACTCTACGCAGTGGCAGTTGTTAGCAGTCCACTCGCATTGTGGGCAGTAGCCACCCTTGATTAGTGGCATAGCGTCTAGTTCTGCCATTTCCGCAAGAAACGCTTTTGCGTCTGCGTCATTCATCATTTCTTCTAGTGTCATTCTTTGACCTTTCCTATCTACTATTTACATTAGCATAGGCTACCGACATTTACCTAATCGACACGCCGTATTTTGCTAAATTAATTATAACGGTTTGGTAACAGGGGGCGCACCCTTTCGAGCGTGTCGCTACTGGGGGGTACCGAAGGGATCCTCTTCATCCATTAGCATTATGTCACACAGCCCGATAAGGTACTCTAGTTCTTGTGTGTCCATTAGATAACCTCACCTTGTGCTATCACATTGCCATTGTCAAACAAGATTACATAGCCAGCAATCTCGCCCTTAGTGAATAGGTCAGCATAGAATGACTTTACTGTTTCAGTGTGGTCAGGTGCGAATACTGGGTGAATCTGCTTGCCGTCTAGTAGGTTTACTGTTACCTTCATTTGATGTCCTTTTCTTTTGATAGTTTTATTATAGGTTATGCCACTGACATTTAGCAGTGGATTTCTAGAATCTCTGCTATGTCGTTAGAGGTCTTAGCCCAGACCTCTTCACTACACTCAGGGCAGTTAGCAATGTAGTAGCGGTCATCCCAGTGTAGAGGGATAAGAGTTCCATTTGTTAGTTTAGCAATCATTTGCTTTCCTTTCTTTATCTACTATTACACTAGCATAGGGGTACGACATTGTCAAGCCCGACACGCCGTATATATATAACAAATTGATAACGAGGTGCGCCTCTCTCGGGCGTGTCGTTAGCACTTACACCTAACGATTTCGATGTGGTCTTTGAATACCTTGACAGCAGCGAGGGTATTACAAGACTGACAAGCCAATACGCTTATCTTAGGAAAATTACGCAATGCTACCTTAGCCATTACAGCACGAGTGATGTGAGCCAATCCAAATCCCATTTGGTTTCCTTTACTGATTGATTAGAACGATTACTAACAAGATAAGTATAACTAGAGCCACTGACATTGTCTTAGTGGATTTCTCCATACTCTGACCAGCAGATTTCGCAACCATACTCGTCAGCCTCCTCTACGAAGACCTTTTCTACTACTACATCACATAGTTCACAAACTGAAAACATTTGGAACTCCTTTCTTTTTATTTCTATTTCTTTATCTACTATTAGATTAGTGTATGGGTATGACAAAGTCAAATCGACACGCCGATGATCGGGGTACTTTTGATAACAATTTGATAACGAGGGCGCACCAGGGGTAAACAAAAGGGTGGCACCAGTACTTGACATTGTGTGCTCACTATATTAGAATAGAATATTTTTTATATACGTGTATCGTACATCTTTTCAAAATATTCAGATTTTTCATAAAACGAAAATTAACATCCGTTTATTGCAAATTTAAAAATTTTTTCAGATCTGCAGGATATTAATATAACATTTTGGTAACGAAAATGATACAAATATAGATTTTTCGGCGGTATAAGACTAATCCTGACCAATAAAGAACTTAATAACAGACATAAATGTATACATCCAGGCAAGGCATAAGACAGATCCACCTAGGACATATAAAAATTTTTTCAGAATTTGGTTATTTGGAGATTTCATACTAGTATTGTATCAAAAATTTGGCGGTATAACAATGGCGAAGCCATCACCAATGACCCAAAGGACACTTAGCATTCTCTAGTGTAGTCTTTAACTTCATAAAACATCCACACTGGTTGCATCTCTTTGATCTTTTGTTGAAAAATGGGCATTCATTACATTTTGATAGGCGAAATTCGATCAACTCTCTGTCTGATCTCGGCTCTGATGGGTCAAATAGATCAAAGAACGTAACATCCTTAGCAGGTTCTCTTACCAATCTATCTCCTCATTATATGTAACGGAATACTCACCACCAAATACTTCGGCATATGAGATTATGTCCTGGTTATATTTTATCACGGTATTTCTGCCTACTCGGTCTGTTAAATACTTTTTCCCAGATGTTAGTGTCATATGGGGTATATTGTGTTTAATTAAAGTATTGTTCATTTCCTCAATGTACCGCTTTTTGCCATACCGCTTGGAAACAAAGCCTTGTGGCGTTGCTGCGGTCTCTAGAGACTGTAGAACCTTTGCAACTTCTGGAGATGGATTAAAAACCTGGTCAAGTTCAAGATGCCTCATCCGTTCCCACCAGTTATGCATGTTTTCGCTGTAATTAACTAAATTCTTATAGGTAGAGTCAGCATATGACATGTATGCCTGGATTGTTTCGGATGTGGTTACTCTTGTTGCGAACGAAATTAAAAACGCCGTAGCGAACGGATATTTATCGGTATATTTATTGATATCGTAATAAACATTTGGATTGAAAGACTTTGAGGACATGTTGTCACCCGAACTTAGTCGCTGGTGATTGCCGATCGAAACTAAATCCGAACTGTTCATGTCGCAATCAACAAACAGACACTCTTTCGGGTCTATACCGTCCGCTGTGACCAAAACATTCTTATCGTAGGTTCCGACCACCACCGAACCGTTAAAAGCCTCCAGGAGCCGTGCAGAGGTCATTCCGTCGATATCTGGAGAAATGATGATCTTGTTTGAGTGTGACAATGTATCTAGAATTTGCTTTTGCATATTAATATTGTTAACCTTGATTCATTTGCTGATTACGAATATTAATTGCTTCTAGGAATTTTGGATGACCAGAGTAGTATGCCTTGCCGTCAATTTGCCACTCTGCATTAATACCCTTGCTGGATACGAACACAATAAACCATGCTACGACTTCTGCCCTCATTTTCTCGCCTGCCTCTAAAAGGGTTAAAAACGGCATTCCATTAATCTCATTGCGAGTAATTAGTGAGTTAACTTCTGATGGCTTAAATTCAATTGGAACAACGTCTTCGGCTCTCCACATGCACATATAGTTCTTGCATGGGTCCTTTGGTCTGTCTTTGTAGATGCTGCAGCCCTCGCCAACTTTACAAAATTGACATGCTTTGCCTGGATACATCATTTCGCCGTGTATTTCGGCAATCAGATAGCCCTCGCAGCACTTCGTGCATCCATCGCACGAGCGTGTATTCTTTTTACCCAGCGTCAGCGGTATCTTAGGCATTTAAATCCGATCTCTCTTGTAAAGTTTATCATAAAAAGACAAAACATAGTTTATAATTATTTTATTATGTCTTTAGAATCCTGGATAGGTATCATAGTCGGTATCTCAACAATCATAACATCTATAGGTCTTGGTGTCAAGTGGCTAGTCAAGCATTATTTTGACGAGATCAAGGCAGAATTAAAACCTAATAGTGGATCAAGCCTAAAAGATCAGGTTAATAGACTTGAAAAAGATATAAAAGAAGCAGAAGTAAAAAGAAAAGAAATGTCTGAAAAAATCGATCACATGTACGACCTACTTTTAGAATTCTTTGCAAATCAAAGTAAAACCCCTAGGTCAAGAAAGTAACTTGTCGATTATTATTATTTAATATATAATATATCTCTTATTAGGATATATCTTAATATCTTATATATTTACTATATCTTATATATATCTATATATTATACACATATTCGAATCTTGTCAAGTGTTTTTTATGTAAATTTTTTATAACGATTTCTTAACATATGAATTATGATATAATTTAGGTACTGGTGCCCAGGGTCGTCTCTCATACCCACCGCCTTGGGCACTAGTATTTTTATTTTTGCTGATATAATTAAGATATGAGTATGCAAGATCTATTTGGGGCAAAACCTATTAATTTAAAGTGGAACGTTGTTCGTGGTGATACCGCCAAACTCAAAGTAGAGTTCCTGGAAAACGACGAGTCCACATACTTTGATATCTCTGATTGGACATTTGCTTCATCTTCATATGATACCAAAGGCGAGGTTCTTGACGAACTAGAGGTAGACAAATTTACTGGGTATGTAGAAATCGTCGCCCCATCAGATATCACTGAAAACTGGGGAGTAGGATTCTCTTCAGTAGTAGCAGAACTAGCATTTGACCTTGAGGTAATTGTTGATAACGAAATCTGGACACCGATTATTGGAACAATCGTAGTTGCTGCTGATGTAACTGGAGGTCTATAATGGCTGTTATTAAAGTTTCTACAGTCCTTCCTAACATACCCCCAGTTATTCGAATCGCTAACAAAATTTATAAAACAAATAAATAAGTTTTGTAGTGTATAATAATCTTGGAGGAATTATGGCATTTCCAGGCACATATAACATTAACTATTATAGGGGAGACACCCTAGAATTTCGTATCTATCCAAAAGATGCAAATGGCAACACATTTTCACTTTCTGGCTATGGTACCGCAAAGTTTTGGATTCAAACACAAAGAGGTAACGCAGGATACTCGTCAAGAATTGAAGGCGTTGCCACAATTTCATCTGACTACTCGTACGTTCAATGTGCAATTGCTCCAACCACTTCTGGTGGTCTTGCTCTAGTAGCAGGAACTACCTACGTATATGACGTTGAGGTCTCAAAGACCGTATCTGGTTCATATAACCAAGTTCACACACTATTGACAGGAACAATTACGGTAACAGATCACGTATCTGGAACGGTGGCTCCATAACATGGTTGACATTGTATTAGATTCAGAAGAACTTATTGTACTTGGTGGACCATCTCAAGTTGCCGTTCAAGTTGATCTTGGACCAGATGGAGACAGAGGTTCAATTTTTGTGGTTGACTCGTCTGAACCTAACTCTATTACAGAAGACAACGTCATTTCTGGCATAACTGTTCAAGCATTTGACATGTACATCAATACTCAAAACAAAAAGATGTACCAATACGTTGCTGGTGACGGTGGCTTATTGACCTGGGTAGAAGTTCTATCTTTAATTCCAAACACTTATAGCGTAAATAAGGCAGTCACATTCTCAGACGGAGAAGCAACAATCTCTGATATTCTGATTGCAAACATTGTTGACACTGGAAGTACTTCTGGACTTACCGCAGCAAACTTCAATGTTCAGTATTCAATTGTTGGCTCTGCCCCAATTGCTTCGTCTATTTCAGTATCAAATCCAAGTGCTGGGGCACTTCCAATTACATTGTACGGAAGCGAATTTGATGGAACTACATGGAGTGACTTGTCTGGATCAAAGACAGTACATCTTTTGATTACTGTGGTATAATCTATTTGGTGATTAATTATGGCTGAACCTATTGGAAGTTTAATTCCTACCTCAATACCGTCTCTGACAGAGAACGCAGACATTCAGGCTGCTTTACGACTATACCACTATGGTGAAGCGTATGACCCAGAGAATACAGATGTAGCAGATCTAAATGATCAATCTATTGCTAAATATATTAGCGACATACAGGCAGACATCTCGGATATTCAAGATGCTGGATTTGGAAGCGTATATTCTGACACTATGCCAACTACTGGTGTGGCAGATGGCTATATCTGGGTAGATGAAAACCAATCTCTTGGTGCACAACCAGGTCTTGTAGCAGCATATCAAACATCAGCCCCATCAAACCCTGTACTTGGAAGTTTGTGGGTAGACAGCACAAACACAAGTGCCCTATCCCTAAAAGTTTATGACGGTACTACCTGGAAGGTGATTGTATAATGGCAGCAACTAAAAGCAATGAGTCAAGAGTAGCCTATATTTATAAAGAATCTTCGCCTACCCCAGGAAATGGTACTTGGCACCCAATTATTGGTATTGCCAGTACTGAAGCAGACTATACCTGGAAGGGCACACACGCATTTGAGGATAACTCAGTAACCTTTGAAGAGGTAGTAAAGGCTCAGGCTGGAGTAAATAACTTTGTTGACGAGTCTGCACGTGATCTTGCACTTCCTGCACCAGACCACGGAACTGTAGTTTTTGTAAAAACAGTTAATGGTGTAAACACAGCAAATCAGATTCAGTATTATTCTGGAACTGCACCATCTGGTGTTTGGGTAAACTACATGGATACCTCATTTGTTGCAAAGACATCAGATTACACAATTGCTCTTGCTGACTCTGGAAAGACAATTACTGTAAACTCTGGCTCTACGGTTACAATTACAGTTCCAGCAAACGCAACCGTTCCATTTGCAATAGGAACAAAAATCGACTTTATTGGTCTTGGCAGCGGTACCGTACAGTTTGGTCCAGCCAGCAACGTTACAATTAACAGCAAAAACTCTTGGGTCAAGATTGGCTCTCAGTACTCTGGTGCCACTATTATTAAAATTGATACGAATACATGGGTATTGATTGGTGATCTGAAGTCGTAGGAGGGTGAAGTATTGAGATCTATTGGATATGTTGCTTCATCTGGTTCTAGGGTAATAGTCCCAAACATCGTTGACCTTTCTACCTCGGCTGCCTCGTCAGCATTATCTACTGCTGGACTAGTTCTTGGAACAAGCACAGGCTCTACTTCATCTGGTGCCACATCTGAAAATAATGGATACGTTGCTAGCCAGTCTGTTGCTTCTGGGGCAGATGTTGAAAGAGGAACAACTGTAAACTATACAACCTATTCCTATACCCCACCAGTAAGCCCACCATCTTGGATAGACTCTACAATTAGCAATTCATTTACACAAGGAACAGCATATTCTGACTCTGTGTCTGCAACGAATGGTGCATCATATCAAATAATTCAAGATAATACATGTTTTGGAAATGTTCTTTCAACATATTGGGTACAGGGTGTTACATTAGATAGCGGTTCAGGAGTTTTGTCTGGAACACCAACAAGTGCAGGACAGGAATACTCATTTAAGATTAGGGCTTATAACTCTGGCGGATATGTTGATTCTGGATCATACTGTGGAACCGTTCAGGCACCATCTGGCTCACTAACATCGGTTAGCGTTACATTTAATGCGGTAACATCTCAAACGTCTTTGTCTGGAACAGCATCATTTATTAATAACACTGGTGCAACATACTCTATTAGTCTGTCAACAACTGCTGGATCAATTTCGCCAACATCATTTGTTGCTGGTGGATATAGCGGACCAGGAAGTCCATCAGTTACAGATCAAAACTTTACGGTAACTGGTCTTTCTGCAGGACAAACGGCACAAGTTACTGCCTCTGGAGGTGGTGCAAGTGCTTCATCATCTGCAACCACTCAAAGTGGTGGTGGAACACCAACATATACATTCGACTCATCTTATGGAGGTACTGGAGACCTATCCTGTTCTGGAACAACTACTTCTAGTGGTAGCGTATCTTCTAATGGAAGTAGCGGTATTACACTTACTGTAAATGCAGGACTTTGTGGAAGTCAGTCAATATATGCCTTTGCTCCAGGAACATATTATTGGCTTTGCTGCCAGACCTAAGTTGTAGTATAATAATACAATGATCGCAAAAAGAGTACTTGTTATTGTAGAAGATGAACTTGCTACAACCATTAATTTTCAGGATGATGTTAATCCATTTTATAATGCCCTAATCCAAAATCCAGACGTTGTTCGTCAGGATACCTTTGACGTTGCTATTGGTGATATATATGACATAGATACTCAGGTATTTACAAGAAACGGAAGTCTTGTGCCTGTTAAGTACTCCCCAGGAATGGCAAGATTTGTATTTATTAAAAACAACGTTGCCCTATTTGCCACAGAGATTGAATATTCTAACGAACTTTTAATTGCTGCATTCTCTAGCAATCCAATTTTTGAGGAAGTCTAATGACTAGCCCATGGCAAGAATATAAAAAGAAACTTGGAGAAACACGACCATGGGACATGCTTGATCCAAATGCAGAGCGTGTGTCAGAAGATGAAGCAGCCAGAAGATTTGAAATATGTAAGGCATGTCCAAGACTGCTAAAGGCAACTAACCAGTGCAAGGAATGTGGTTGCTTTATGAATGCAAAAACAAAACTCGCAAAGGCTAGTTGCCCATTGCATAAGTGGTAATTACGAAGTTTCTAAGAACCTAACATATGAAACTTTAGAATAGTTGCCACCAAATTGCTTGACGCTCTCTATTCTAGTTACCTCACCTTTTCGTGGGGCATGAATCATTTTGCCATTACCAATGTAAACACCAACATGGTATGCAGACTTTGATTTGCTATATTTAAATACAACAAGATCTCCTGGCTTTGGCTGAGTTACAAGAGTTCCAGCATTTTCTTGCTTGGATGCTCTATGCTCTAACTCAAATCCCAATTGTGAATAAAACCACATTGTTAATCCAGAACAGTCCCAACCAGATGGGGTATTTCCAGAGAATACGTACCAGGTTTTTCCAACATGATTGTCTAAAGAATCAAGAGCAGCCTCAAGCCTTTTAGAATTGGTCAACAGTCTCAAATTTTCCATTGAGATTTGTCGATTCTCAGCAATCTGTTGAAGTAATGGGGTTGTTGGTTCTGTATTCATAACTACGGTGTTAACTTTTAGAATCTCAGATTCTGCTGGTGCAACACAACCAGTAACTAGTAAGGTCGTAAGACCTATTGCAGCAAATTTTTTATACATGCTACCTCCTTATTTTTCATGTAGTTGCGAACCACTGTCACTGGTTCCTGGCGACATTATTTTTACAGCGATAGCAAAAATAAACTGTCTTGGATTGTCACGATTGTCACTTTGTTGTTACTCTGTTTCATCATATTCCTCCTTAACGGAAAAACTTCCTTTTGAGGGGAAGTTATCTAAAAATTATACCACGATTTGAGCAAAAAGCCAACCAAGAATCGTGATATAATTAACCTTATGGCATCAGGTGAATCATTAAATCTAGAACTCCCATATCCTTTGGAGTCAGACCCAGTAAACGTACACGGTGATATTAAGACCCTTGTAGACAAACTTGACATTGTTCTACCATCAGCATCTTATGTCGAAATTCCTGTTATTAACAAGAGTGGTTCTACCCTCGCTGCAGGCACTCCAGTATTTGTTATTGGTCACGATGGCACACACGTAGAGGTGGACATCTTTACACCAGAATTAACAAACCCAATCCTAGGACTGATTAAATCATCTACTACGGACAACTCTGTTGGTGTTTCTGTTATTACTGGAATTCTTTCTGGAATAAACACATCAGCATTTGCAGAAGGAGACACGCTTTACGTTGGTGAAAACGGCGGTCTCGTACATCCAGCACCAACAGGTGGAAGCCCTGCGGTAGCAATTAACGCATTCTCTGATCCAACTAACGGAATTGTAATTATTGGTGCTAAGGGTGCACCAACTTGGGCTTCTCTCAAATCTGGTCTTTAAAGCAATTGGTGGTATAATTTTATTATGGCTAGATCAAATGTATATGACCTTGGAACGGTACCACCACAAATCGTGTGGACGGTTGTCCGTGGAGACACCGCATCTTTTCGGGTATATGTAACAGATGATGCCAAATTACCACTACTAATTGCAGAGTGGACCATAAAAGCAGACATTAAGCGTAATGGAACGGTTATTGTTTCTCTTACCCCAGAACAAAAAGATACAGATGGCGAAGGAGAGTTCACGGTATCACTACTTGACACAGAGTCAGAACTTCTTGAGACAGACGATGTTTTCGATATCCAACTTTCTAGCGATGCTTATGTTTGGACTGTAGCCCAGGGCAAGATGAAGATTATTGAGGATGTAACAGACTAATGCCAAGAGTCAATCTTACGCAGACAGACTATCCTGTTGTTAAAAAGATTGTCCAGTCTGAATATCCAAGAAAAGTAAAAATATCAGAAAAGAAGATTAAGGTCAAGATTAACGACGATCTTCCATTTAGAATTAAGTTTTTGCCTGGCATCATTTCTGCATACAATTCAGATTCACCAGCCCCACTAGGTATCGCCATCATCGGCGTTAATAATTATATTCTTTAATAACTGATATAATTGTTAATATGGCTAGAACGACCCTTGCACAAGTAAAATCTAAGTTTGAATCTGGAGACAGACCCTCTCAGGCTGACTATCTAGATCTTATTGACACACTTGTCCAACAGGCTACTGATCTGGGTACCGCTGGAAATAACGAAAATACTGTAAACGGTATTGAGAATGTTACAACAGTTGACTCTTATAGTGCCTCAACCTGGAGATTTGTAAAGTATATGGTTACAATTTCCAAGGCATCAACAAATCAGTTCTATGCCACAGAAATTTCTATACTTTTTGATGGTACAAACATAAACGTCACTGAGTATGGCACACTAGACACCAATGGGGATATTGGAACCATTAGCGTCTCTAAAACAGGAGATACGGTATCCCTTATTGTAACTCCTGGAGCAATTACGCCAGTCACTGTACGATTTGCTCGTATGGGACTTAAGGCATAACTTAAAGGAGATATAAAATGGCAACAGTTGACAAAAACTTTAAAGTCAAAAATGGTCTGATTGTAGAAGGCACAACAGCAACCGTAAATGGTGAAGACATCATCACCACAGGAAGTACCACAGATAGTCTACCAGAAGGTAGTACCAATCTATATTTCACAAACCAACGTGCTCTTGATGCAGTAGGTGGAGACATTTCATCTGCAGTGTCAACAGCAATTGACGCACTAGATACAGATGACATCGAAGAAGGTGTTGCTAATCTGTATTACACAACAGCCAGAGCAAAGGGCGATGCAGCAGACTTGCTAACAAACGCAACTCTAACAAACATCACTATTACTGGAAACGAAAATGGTCTTACCATCACTGCTGAAAATGGCGTAGCAGACTCTGACACTGATGATCTAACCGAAGGTACTACAAACCTTTACTTTACAAACCAGAGAGCACTAGATGCAACTGCTTCAGCATATGACGCAACTGGAACAGCACAAGGAATCGTTGATGCATTAGACACAGACGATATTGAAGAAGGTGTAACCAACCTCTACTTTACTAACCAACGTGCATTGGACGCAACATCCTCAGCCTATGACGCATCAGGCTCTGCTTCTACAGCAGAAACCAACGCTAACACATACACAGATAACGCAATCAATGCACTTGACACAGATGACATTGAAGAGGGAGTAACTAATCTCTACTTCACCAATCAACGTGCACTTGACGCAACTGCATCGGCATACGACGCATCTGGTGCTGCTTCTACAGCAGAAACAAATGCAAAGGCATACGCAGATGACCTAATTGGTGATGCTACAGTAGACGGAACCACAGGCAACACTGTTACAGACAGAATTGCTACCGCAGTATCTAACCTAGTAGATGGTGCTCCAGCACTACTTGACACACTAAATGAACTAGCAGCAGCAATTAACGATGACGAGTCATTTGCTACAACAATTACCAACTCAATTGCTGCAAAGCAGGATGCTCTTACAGCAGGTACAGGTATTACAATCGATACACCATCTGTAATCTCTGTAACAGCAAACACCTATGATGCATACGGTGCAGCAGCACAGGCATTGTCAGATGCAGAAGATTATGCAGATAGCCTTGCTGCAAACTACGATGCTGCAGGAACCGCTACTGGTCTAGTAGACGACCTAAAGGATGGAACTACAGCATTTACCGCTGTAAATATCGATTCTCTTGCAAAGCAAGTAGCAGCAACAGCAACATCTTTGGGAAGCGTTGTAGTTACAGCATACCAGTTCCCTAAAGCGTCATACAAGACAGCCAAGTTCCTTGTTAAGATTGACAATGGCACAGAAAACGAGGTAAGCGAAGTATTGCTAACACTAGATTCGTCAGACAACATTGCTATTACAGAATACGCAATCGTTAGCACAAATGGTTCTAGAGGTACTATTACCGCAGACGTTTCTGGATCAAATGTCAGACTACGAGTTAACCCAGTAAATGATTCAACAATTAACGTTGTTGGAACATTGCTTGTTTAATAAGCATTAATAGAGTACCCCCCATGAAATATTGGGGGGTATTTCTAATTAATGGTATAATTAAAACTTAGGAGATACCTTGACAACAACAAACAAAGACTTTAAGGTTAAGAATGGCATTGCCGTTACTGGTAGCGGTACATTCGGTGGACCAGTCGTTGTTGGAACTCCTACAGACCCAGACCATGCAGTAACAAAACAATATTTAGATGATGTGGCTGCAGCAACAGGATTAGAAGAGTTAGACGGTGGAACACCCACCACAGACGCTTGGGGCTTTGTTGTAGATGGTGGAACGCCTTAGTTATATCAATATATGTTATAATTAATCTAGATAGGCTTGGGTAGAACCCACTAGGAGATTTTTAAATATGGCACAAAGAATGCTACAGAGAAGAGGAACTGCATCGCAGTGGACCTCTGCCAACACTGTTTTAGCAGCAGGTGAGTTTGGTGTAGAGACTGATACTGGTCAGTTTAAGATTGGTGATGGAACTACTGCCTGGAACTCGCTACCATATTTTAAAGATACAATCGATCTTAATATCGATGCCAAGGCACCACTTGCATCTCCCACATTTACTGGTAACGTAGTTCTTCCAACCACAACAGTTATTGGTTCTGTATCACAGTCAGAGATTGCAGTTCTAGATGGACTTACTGCAACTACCTCAGAACTAAACACTCTAGACGGCATCACAGCCTCTACAAACGAACTTAACATCCTAGATGGTGTAACAGCAGATGCTTCAGAAATTAATCGCTTAGACGGTCTCCTAGCCTCTACGGCAGAACTCAATACACTGGTTGGTATTACTGCCTCAGCAGCAGAACTAAACATTCTTGACGGTGCAACACTAAGTACCGCAGAACTAAATACTTTGGATGGCATAACTGCATCTGCAAGCGAACTAAACATCCTTGATGGAGCAACTCTATCAACAACAGAACTTAACTATGTAGATGGCGTAACATCTTCAATTCAGGCACAAATTGATACCAAGGCTCCAACAGCAACTCCTACATTTACAGGTCAAGTAACAGCATCAGATACAACTGAATCTACCAGCACTACAACTGGATCTCTAGTTGTTTCTGGTGGTGCTGGTATTGCCAAAGACATGTATGTTGGTGGAGACCTTATTATTACTGGTGACTTTACAGTTAATGGAACTACTACAACTGTTAACGCAACAGACCTTAGCATCACAGACCCACTAATCTATATTGGTGAAGGAAATTCGGCAAATGCTTCAGACCTAGGTCTGGTTGCATCGTTTGACGATGGAACATATCAACACACAGGTCTTGTTCGTGACGCTTCAGCAGGAAAGTGGAAACTCTTTAAGGGAGTGACCGACGAACCAACTACAACAGTTAACTTTACACAGGGTTCTCTAGACACCCTGGCAATCGGAGCACTAGAAACAGTAGACATTACAGCGACAGGAGATGTTGATTTTACAGGAGCAACCGTAACTGGTATTGACGCACTACCATCTCAAACTGGTAACAATGGAAAGTACTTAACTACAGATGGGTCAACTGCTTCTTGGGCAACTATTAACGCTACGCCTGCATTTGACGACCTGACAGACGTTACCCTAACTTCGTCTACAACTAATGACGTTGTATACTATAATGGAACTGCATGGGTTAACAAGTATGTTGCATCAATCCCAACGCTTACTAATGCTCAGACAGGAACCACCTATACTCTCGTTCTTGGAGATGCTGGTAAAATTATTGAGGTAGACAATGCTTCTTCTATCACTGTAACCATTCCTACAAATGCTTCCGTAGCATATCCAGTAGGAACTCAAATTACAATTCTTCAAACTGGTGCTGGTCAGATTACTGTATCTGGTCCATCAGGCGGTACTTTGAATGCTACCCCTGGAACTAAACTACGTGCCCAATGGTCTTCAGCCACCCTTCTAAAACGTGCTACTGACACATGGGTGCTGATCGGAGACCTTACAGCATAATGCCAGTAAATTTCTTTAGTCAAGTAGCATCATCAGTTAGAAAAAAGTTTGTAGATAACTTTGGTAATAGGTCTACAACTTCTGGTTCACTTGGCACAGCAACCGACGGCTCTAAATGGGACGCAACTAGCGGAACAATTGCAGTCACTGCTTCTAATGTAGGTGGACAGCCAAACGTTGCACAAGCAACGTCTATCCCAAATAGTGGCGGTTCTGGAAACACCTATCCAATGGCAACAGTCGTAATGCCTACTCAAAATAACACAATCAAGATGTCTAAGGTTGAAGAGGGTGCTGCTGCAGCAATCTGGGTGCAAAGTTCTGCTGACTGGTGGATGGTAGGCATTGATGCAGAATATAACACTATTCCAGGAAACACTGGGTATGCCTATTCTCAAAATGCTTATACAACAGAGCAGGGTCAGAATTCATCAAATCAATTTTCTTTTACAAACTATGCAGGACCAGCAGCATCAAACTGGTATACTACAGGCTCTAGCCAAGTTCAGTTTTCTTTTACAAATGCATATAACGCTACCTATTCTGCCAAAACGACATATTCTGGTCCATTTTTTACCTTTGGTCCACCACAATATAAGTCTGCCACATCTTACAACGTTTCATATGGTGGAGGAAATACATCATATGCATGGACATGGACTACCAACTACTACGTAGCAACAAATTATTACTATTATCCAGCAAATACTAGTTATGCTTGGAACTCTGTGACCTATTTCTACTTTACTGGTGGTGGAACATACTTTACTTTTAGTTTTACAAATGCTACAACTTATGCATATTCCCAGATTTTAAGAATTCGACAATCTGTTGGCGGTACCGTTAGCACAATCACATCGTCAATTGTGTCAGCAGCAACTACCGCCAAATCGCTATTGGTATCTCTGACTGGTAATCAAATTACAGCAAAGGCTTATTCTGACGATAATTTTGTTACCCAGTTAGGCTCAGACCTAGTCTATACGGCTACTGGTGCCACGGTAAACACTAGATTTGGAATCGCAGTATCCCCAACTGCATACACTACCGCCCCAGCAAATGGTATAATTGGTTCATCGGTAGAAATTACTAGAAACTAGTAGATGGGTATAAAATGAAAATAATTAGATTTTTTTCTAAAAAAGAATATTTTAATTTGGGACAACCAACGCCAATTAAAAAATTGTTGCCAACATGGTACAGAGAATCAGAAACAACGTTTGTTAATCAAGAAAACGAAGAAGTTTCTGGACTTAAAAGATGCGTTCCGTTTATGGAGGCAATGCTGAGTGGCTATGCACTGTTAACTCCAGTAGATATTTTTGTATCTAAAAACGAGGATGGCTCTTTAAATATTCGTTGGAATTCTCCAGAAATTTTTCAAGACTTTATTTCAGAAAGACCAAAAGCACTCGGTGAAAAGATGCCAAGACCAGCAGGTCACATGCCAAATCACTTGGCATTTAGGGGATTTTGGGGAATTAAAACTCCAAAGAACTGGAGCCTTCTTGTAGTACATCCATTAAATAGGCACGACTTGCCATTTACAATCACATCTGGTATTATGGATAGTGATAAGTATTCTACTTCTGGAAATATACCATTTTTTATTAAGGAAGATTTTGTTGGAGTAATTCCAGCAGGAACTCCATTTGCTCAACTAATTCCAATCAAGAGAGCAAAATGGTCATCAATTAAAAATGATCAAGGAATCCAATACCTTGAAAACCTCCAGGGTACTTTTGTTAGGCTTCCTGGTAAAAGTTATAAGAAATACTTTTGGCAACGAAAGGAATACAACTAATGCCATTTAAATCAAAAAGCAGAATGCTTTATGGGGATCTGGTTAATGAGTTTAAGCCTACGATCAAGTCGTTAATATTTAACATTCTTTACGCAAAGTTTGTAGAACTTAGAAGGGCAAAGGATTCATTTGTCCCAGAAGACGCTAAGTTTAGGCTACCAGTAGAATCTGGACCATACACTGAACTAGAGTATCTAGCAGTGGTCAAGGGCAACAAGGTAGTAGAAATGATTAGAGTAAATTCTGAAACATCAAAATTGCTGCAGAGTAGAGGGGTTAAGTTTGTTCCTTTTACACCAACTGAAATAAAGGTTAAAAAGGGAATGAAGTTTGTTGATGGACAGTTTGTTGGAGAAGATACAAATGAAAAAGATTAAATTTCAGTCTGTAGATGTTGCTATTGAGTTTCCACATCCAAGACCAGCATCAAAATTTGTGCCAGAATGGTTTAGAAAATTACCAGGTGTAAACAGCGGAATTGAGACAATCAAGAAATGTGTTCCATTCTTAGATACTATGACATCTGGGTATATCATAGTGCTAGCGTCTGACGTATACTTTGATGAAAATGGATTTCAACAAATTTCAAAAACAGAGCAAATTACAACTCACCTAAAAACCCAAATTGAGACATTTGATGTTCCTAAAGAGTACGATCCCCAACCATATAAATGGATTAACTTTTTTGTAACCAAGACACCAAGAGGATACAGCACACTATTTACACACCCACTCAACAGAATAGATCTACCATTTTATTCATTGTCTGGCATAGTCGAAACAGACAAGTTTCCAATTGCAGTAAACTTTCCATTCTTTGTTAAAAAGGACTTCGTCGGTATGATTCCAGCAGGAACGCCAATTATTCAGGCACTTCCATTTAAAAGGGAAAACTGGAAGTCCGAGGTAGAAGATAAAAAACCATACAAACAGCCATGGTTTGCCTCTATTATGCACAATCCACCATTTGGTTTTTATAAGAAAAACTTTTGGGAACGAAAGTCATATAAGTAAGTACTAATTATGATAAAATGGACTAGGAGATTTTATGCCCAGTCCATCTAACATTTATGCTGAAAAAGCCTATAGCGAACATCCAATTGCCATGTGGGCACTTGATGATAAACTAGACTACGTATCGTACCTACAAGATTCAGATAGAGACCTGACAAATGGTTGGACAGTTCCAGAAGATGTAGACGTTAGTGATGATGTTCAAATATCAGAAACCTTTATAAATTTGGGTCAGTACCTACCTGGAGGGCTGTACGAAATTGTTTCCACTAAGTGGTCTGGTTCAGACTTTGTTGGCAAGGCTAGGCTGACAAGCCCAGTAGTATTTAATTTTGAAGATATGGACCCAGCCTTAGCAACATTTTCTATTGGCACCTACTTCTATTCAGATACAGAGTATATAAATGCAATCACTATTGGCTTCACATATACCGAAGAGATTACGCAACAACTTGTTCGGGTATCTAAAAAGTTTGACACAACAGTTTATAAAAACTGGACTTATATAGCAGAAACCTTCGACATTCCAAACTTTACTAGCGACGTAAATCTATTTATTGACATTGAGTACTACGATAGTGAAGATCCAAATACAGAGTATACGTTCTACATCAATGGTCTTAGTCTTGGTCAGTGGTCAGAAGAATTCCAGTCAGAGTCATTGGGTCTTATATACAAAGAAGATCAGACTGGTGAAATTGTAGACTTTCCGTCAAATATTGCAGTAGACGGTGCAGAAAAGGCTGTGGTAGCCAAGGCTTACGGTCTACAAGAGTTAGACGGATACTACCTAGCATCAGTAAATAAACTATTTGCAAAAAATGCTGGAATGCCATTGGTGTTTGGAGCAAGCAACGTTACACGTTTAGTCTATAACTATGCATTGCCATCGCTAATAGTTCCTGGCAAGGGATTTTTAAATGCTACTGGAAAACACTCAGTATATACCTTTGAGGCTTGGATGCGAGTAGACTCTATTTCTACGGAAATGCACAAAGTTTTTGGACCAGTATCATCTGAAGACGGAGTTTATGTTGATCATGAACGCTTCTATCTAAAGATTTCTGATAATGTTAAGGCAGGAATTATCTCTGAGTGGGGTAAGCCAATGCTTGTTCACCTTAAGTATACTCCAGGAAGGGTGTCTCTAGTTGTTAACGCAGAAGAGATTATCAGTATTGAAATAGATGCAAATAGCATATACTTGCCAGAGCAATACAGTGCTTCAGGTAAGGATCAGGACTGGCTAGGATTCTATTCTGCAGATGACGTATCTGTTGACTTAGATTGCGTTGCAATATACCCATATGATATCGATAAGACCATTGCAAAAAGACGATGGGTATATGGTCAAAATGTCGAATATCCAGAAAATCTAAACTCCTCATATGACGGCAAGGCAGTTGTAATTGACTATCCTAGTTCAAACTATGCAGGAAACTTTGTTTTTCCTAAAAACAGTGCTTGGTCAGCAGGTATTTCAGATAACATTAGTTTTACCAAAAACTCTATATCGGCACCACAACATCCACTACCAGACATTGTTTTGCAGTCTGGAGATGAAGCAGCCTGGCTAAATGATCAGATCCTAAATAACTATGAGGCTGAAACATATATTAAAATGAAGCCAAATGGAAACTGGGACGATGTCAGCGGATATCTATACCTAGAAGATATTTCATTTATTTCAAACAACCTTAAGAGTATTTACGGTATTTTTAAGACGGTATCGTACTCAGAGTATGATGAATTATTGATTAAGATTAGAGATAAGAGTTCTGGCAAGTTCTTTAGTGTTGTTGCAAATGGACAGGATATTCTCTATAAGTTTTATAATGGAGCCACCAGTGAAACAATAAAAACTGTTCCAATTAACATTGTTGGAGAAATGTTTATTGCTGGATTTGATCTAGACATAGTCTCTTCATACTACGGAGGAGAACTTATTCAGTTCTTTGCAAATAGAAATAACCTTGAAATCTTTATTGCTGGAGACACCACATTTGAAAACACATATTTAGGAAACATCTATAACTTTTCGCTTGCCACAACCAGAAATTCAAAAGTGGTAGCCTACATGTTTGCTGAAGATGGAATAGCCATGGACAAGGATTCCTTCCAAAACGTAATCTATGATGCAGGATATACTTATTTTGGAAACGACCCAGAGTACTGGTCAGAGGTACTTGACGGTGGAGATCCATATGCATTGCTATCAGACAGGTTCTATGCACACGTAGCAACTTATAGGATGACACCATCCGTATTCCTAGGAAACTTTGTGCTGGATGTTTCTACACATTCAACTTGGGAAGACTATGTTCCACTTTCGCACTTTGCTAAGTATGTCAAAGACGCAGAGTCTGGAAGTTATTACGACCTTGACTTTATACAGTTTAACATTGGATATCCATCACCAGGAAAGTTCTTGGAGCAAAAAACAGAAACTGATAGTTGGACGTATGGTGAACTTCAGGCTGAATATTTAAGTCCAGTTCAATATACCTATGCCGAACTAGATAACGAACTTTTTAGTGGATATGCATCATATGCAGATTTGAAAAATAGAACTAAAACTCAATATGTATACGACACAACCGAGTATTCTGTAAAAACATATATTACTTTTCAGTATGTCAGTGGTGGAGCAAACACCCCGATAGAGAATTATACCAACACCGAAAGCGTAAGCAATAACAATCTAATTAAGGCTGGCGATGAATGGGTAAATACAAAATATGAGGTAATTGACAACACAGTAATCTACCCACCCAAATCAATTAAGTTCTCTGATCTAGCAATAGTAGTTCACGTGGACATGATTGCAAATGGTGTTCAGACCAAGCCAGTCTCTGTATATAGCATCGAACTGGCTTCTCAGGCTCTAGACGTTAAGACCCCAACACCAATTGGAACTAAGTTCGGCATTCCCCTTTATCCCTATACAAAGAGCGGAATCTACTTTAATTACAAAAAGACCAATCCGTTTAAGATCTATAAGAGAAGTACGCCATATTTATTCCTGAGCAGAAACTCTGGAATTGAGTTGGTTGGAGATTATGAGCCATTGACAAATAGGGGTTTGACACTTCCCCTAAACTCGCAGGTATCATCAAAATTTGATGTCGCAGCAATTCAAATACTTCTAAAGTACAATAAGGACTTCTTCCCATATTCGTCAACTCCAATTTTTGAGATACAGTCGAAAGACGCTTATATTAAGTTCTATCTTGTGGCTACTCACCCAACTGGGCAGAGAGCAAAGATCTACGCAATTAATGCAAATACAGGTGCCGAAGAAAATGGTGTGGCATTTTATATTAATGGAAAACTTGTAAAGAGTCCAACCATCTCTATTAAAGAATGGTCAATGCTGGGAATATCCTTCGCAGCCAAATTAAACTTAAACAACTATGCTGGTGCCTTTAGGCTAAATGGTCCAATTATGGTAAATCACTTATCATACTATCAGTCCACAGGACTTCAGGAAAAGATCTACACAACCTTTAGGATTTGGGATAGGGTCAAGGAAACGTTGACCAATGAAACACTATTTTGGAATTTTTGGAAGGGCAGTGGTACAAGCCCAGAAACATATACTTGGAACAATGTCCTTATTATTGGTCAGTCAAATTCACTAGGAATTAGTTTGCCAGAGATTTTCAAGTCATACGTAGGAACTAACAAGATTATCTTTGATGATGCCAGTGGTGTATCGTTGTCAAACTATAGATTTAGAACATATAAGAGAGTTACGCCTGTCACGTTTACTAAGAAACCATCATAGTATGGTATACTAGTGGTTATGAATAACGAAAATCCACGCTTTCCTGGTCAAATTGGTGACTCTAAAGTAACAGTTTTGCAAAAAGATTACCCTTGGGGTATCTATGTATGGATTAAAGCGAACGGAAAGCCATTTACAGATGGTCACGGCAGCGTTCTAAATATTCCATCACACAAGGGAGATGCCCTTCAAATTGAAAAACTAAAAAAAGAAGCGACCTATCTTGGGCAGGGAGACGGTCATGCTGAATTTTATCCAGGTATGGAAAGAATCTCTGAGGAAGAATACTCAGAGCAGGTAGATCGCATGAAGCAAGGTCTAATTCCAAACCTTAATGACCTTGGTGCTGTGCAGGCTGCCAAGGATACAATTGCTTTGTATGGAGATGAACAGTAATGGAAGAGTATTACATCAGGGATATCAACCTAGACGAACTTGAGCAGCAAACCGATAAGTTTAAGGCTCAGGACCCATTCAATAAATCATGGGAAGAACTCAAGTCGTATTCTGGCATTGAGAAAAACTTTAAGCGTAGAACAGACAGGCTTGAAAAGGCTAATAATGATCCTCTTGTAGAGACAACGCTACAATACAACAATGTAGACGTTAACAACCCTGGATACCAAGATAGTGCTCTAGCAATCAACAGCGGTATCAATGGAGCATACTCTAAAGAGATCAATCCTGGTAAGGTTTACCGTAATGGATACGGTCTATTTGACGTAATTACTCCACCATGGAATCTATATGAATTGGCTAACTACTATGACACATCATTTGCTAACCACGCTGCTATTGACGCAAAGGTGGAGAACATTGTAGGTCTTGGATACGAACTCCAGGCTACCCAGAGAGTCCTCATGGCTCTTGAGGCATCTGATAATGCAAGTGCTGTAGACAAGGCTCGTAAGCGTGTTGAAAGAGCAAAGGTAGAAGTCAAGGAATGGTTTGAGTCACTAAATAATGAAGAGTCAATGACATCTACATTTATGAAGGTTTGGACAGACTACGAGTCTACTGGAAATGGATACCTTGAAATTGGTAGAACCGTAACTGGCGAGATTGGCTATGTTGGACACATTCCTGCAACAACTATGAGAGTTCGCAGAATGCGTGACGGATATATTCAGATTATTGGAAACAAAGTTGTTTACTTCCGTAACTTCGGTGCAAAGAATGTAAACCCAATTACCAACGATCCTCGCCCAAATGAGATTATTCACATCAAGCAATACTCTCCACTAAACTCGTTCTATGGTGTTCCAGATATTCTATCTGCTGTAGGTGCTCTACAGGGTGACGCTTTGGCTTCACAGTACAACATTGATTACTTCACTAATAAGGGCGTTCCTCGTTATATCGTTACTCTCAAGGGTGCAAAGTTGTCAGAAGAGGCAGAGGATAAGATGTTCCGATTCCTACAGACAAGCCTAAAGGGTCAAAACCACAGAACCCTTTACATTCCACTACCAGGAGACTCCGACACCAACAAGGTTGAGTTTAAGATGGAGGCTGTTGAGAGCGGTACACAAGAGGCATCGTTCAACGAATACCGAATTCGCAACCGTGACGACATTCTGGTTGCTCACCAAGTTCCACTATCTAAGATTGGTGGTGGCGACTCTGCTGCTATTGCTGCTGCACTAGCACAGGACCGTACCTTCAAGGAGCAGGTAGCAAGACCAGCCCAGCGTAATCTTGAAAAAGTTATCAATAAGATCATTAGCGAAAAGACCGACATGGTCGAACTTAAGTTTAATGAACTAACCCTTACTGACGAAATTGCTCAGTCACAGATTATTGAGCGTTATGTTAGAAACCAAGTTATGACTAGAAATGAAGCACGTGAGACACTTGGGCTTCCACAGATGGAAGAGGCAGACGACTTTCTTGAACTGAACGCTCGTCAGGCAGCAGATGCCACCGCAAACACCCAACAGACTCGTACTAGAGATGCAGAAAGAAGTTCAAACTCTTCGGACAATACCGCAACAGTTGCAGGTAGAAATCCAAAGGGTGAAGGACGTTCTGTTCAATAATGTGTTATAATTTAGTAATAAAGTTTAAAAAAGGCTCTATAATTAAGATACTATGACTATTTCTAAAGTGCACTGGGATACCGAAGGCGACAACGTTCGTCTATCGATGCCGTTCAGTAAAGTAGATAAGGAACGAAGAATCGTTTCTGGCTTTGCCACCCTTGATAACGTTGACCGTCAAAAGGACATCGTTACTGCAGAAGCATCTATGAAGGCTTTTGAGAAGTTTCGTGGCAACATCCGTGAGATGCATCAACCAATTGCTGTTGGCAAGATGGTGGCGTTCAAAGAGGACAAGTACTTTGACCCAGAGTCAAAGAAGTTTTATTCTGGAGTATATGTTTCTGCATATGTTTCAAAGGGTGCTCAAGACACTTGGGAAAAGGTTCTAGATGGCACCCTATCTGGTTTTTCCATCGGCGGTAGAATGAACAAGTACGAAGATGCCTATGACGAAAAGATGGATAGCCCTATTCGTATTATTAAAGAGTATGACCTGATGGAACTCTCCCTAGTTGATACCCCAGCAAACCAATTTGCAAATATTCTATCTGTTCAAAAAGTAAATGGTCTAGATGTAGTTAAGGGCGACGCAGTTGACGTAGAAATTGAAAACGTATTCTGGGATCCAGAATCTGGCGTTGTAAAGATTTCTGAAAATGAAGTAGAGGTAAGCCCAACCACAGGCACACCAATGCAAAATATAGGTTTTGTTGAGAAGTCAGATAATGACAAACTTGACATGGTAAAGTTCTTAGTTGATAGTGCTAAAGGCATTAATACTAAGATGATTAAGGAGGCAAGTCCTATGACTGAAGACAACACAAATGCAGAGGTAGTTGAAGAAACTACCGTTGTTGAAGCAGCACAGGTCGCTCCAGAGGCAGATGCCACAGTAGAAGAGGCTCCAAACGTTGAAGACTCGGTTACTGATGAATCAGTAGAGAAGTCAGCAGATGCTGACGAAGATGACGTTCCTGGTACAGAGGTCACAGAAGAGTCAGACGATATGTCTGGCGAAGAAGACGACAAGGAAGAACTAGGCAAGACTGAAACTACTGAAGAGGTATCAAAAACAGATGCTGTTGCTGAATCAGTAGCAGAGATCAAAGACACTCTAACATCAGCCTTTAGCGATCTAGCATCGACAATCAAGTCACTACAGACTCAGGTCGATGAACTAAACAAATCTCTAAACTCGGTAAAAAATGAGGTAACCGAGTCGAAGCAGATTTTTAATGAGTTTGGAAAGAGGGTAGACGCTGTTGAGGCAGACACCGCTTTCCGCAAATCTGGCGATCTAGGCGAGATCGTACAGGAAAATGAACCAGAACAGGTTCAGAAATCCCTATGGGGCGGACGTTTCCTCAAAACTGCCGATCTATTTAGATAAAAAATAAAAATCACTCAGGAGGTGAACAATATGTCGGAAGAAATTAAGAAGAATAACCCTGACGCAGGAGGCAACGACTCTGGTCTATTTAACGGAGAAGGTGCATTCGCTTCAGGTTCAGATGCAGGTAATAACGTTCCTGGTAACTACGCAACTGGTGGTGCCATTGGTAACATTCCTACCGCACTGACTGGACTTACAACAGGTCCAAACGCAGTAAACCCTTCTGGTGAGGCAGGTAGCGGTATCCTACGCCCAGAGCAGGCACGTCGTTTTATTGACTACGTATGGGATGCTACAGTTCTCGCCAAGGATGGTCGCCGTGTAACCATGAGAGCCAACACAATGGAACTTGAAAAGGTTAACGTAGGTGAGCGTGTTATCCGTGCTGCTGCACAGGCAAATGGTGACTACACCAACGCTGGTGCTGCATTCACAAAGGTTGAACTAACCACCAAGAAGATTCGCTTGGACTGGGAAGTATCAGCAGAAGCACTTGAAGACGGTATTGAAGGTGGTGCTCTAGAGGATCACCTAGTACGTCTAATGACAAATGCATTCGCAAACGACATTGAGGACCTTGCAATCAACGGTACTGGCGACAGTGGCGATGGTGCATTCCTCGGTATCATGGAAGGTTTTGTCAACAAGGCAAAGGAGAACGGCGATGCACACGAGTCAGTAGTGACCGTAACAGACAACGCTTGGACTCCAGACGTTATGCAGAACATTATCTTGGCTATGCCTCGTAAGTACCGTGCACTAAAGAACAACCTAAAGTTCTACGCAGGTACAGACGCATTCCAGGGTATCATCAAGCACAACGGTACTTTGGCTGACGCTATTGCTGAGGCATTTGCTGGTACTCCAGCAGGTACATCTGCAAACCGCCAGGCATACCTAGACGGTACAGGTCAGACATTCGGTGGAGCACGTACTACTCGTGTTCTCGGAATTGATGTACAGGAAGTTCCTTACTACCCTGCAGGTTATGTAGACCTTACATTCCCTCAGAACCGTATTTGGGGTTTCCAGAGAGACATCACTGTCAACCGTGAGTACAAGCCAAAGAAGGACACAATTGAATACACAGTATTCGTCCGCTTTGGTGTACAGTGGGAAGAAGAGGACGCAATTGCGTTCGCTGATGCAGGAGCAGACTCATAGTCTGTAACCACCCTTTAAGAGGGGGGCAGGGCTTCGGCTCTGCCCTCTTTTTATATTTATTCTGCTATAATTATTATTTAGGAGGTAATTATGTCAGATGAACTAATTAACGAAGAAGAGCAATTCCTAGCATTGTTGCAGGAAGAGGCAGAAGAACTAGCAGCAAAAGAAGAGGCTGTTGTTTTGGATGAACCAGAGGTTCCTGTCGTCGAAAAGGTTGCTCCAGTAGCAGAAGAAAAGCCAGCAAAGCCAGCAAAGGTTGAGAAGAAGACTGCAGAAAAAACAGTTGCACTATTGTCAACAAGAAACGTAAGTTGGAACGGTGTTGGTAAGGTAGAAGTAGGCTACAACATCGTAACTGAAGAGCAGGCTGAAAAGTGGCTTACTCGCAACCACATCACACTAGCAACTCCAGAAGATGTTGCCAAGGGGTATGGTCTATAAATGGAAATTTTGAGAGTTCCACCATATCCAATTTCAACCACCTGGAACTTGCCAGATGCCAATTATGACTATACCGTCTATATTGAGGATTTGGTGGATCACTCATTTGAAACGTCAACTGTAACCTCCGACGCAAATGGCAAACTAGTATATGTTTTGCCACTAGAAAAGGTACAGTTTGACAGATCATTTCTTATCCGCTTTTATGATGCAGAACAAGAACACATTATTTACGAATCTAATCTAGACATTATTAGACCTTATGTTGACCCATCCAGTCTAGGCACAACGGCTACAGAAATTTCGGAATTTAAAAAGTACGAACTTATCGCAAGGTCAATCATTGATACATATACAGGGATTGGATTCTATAATCACAAGTCAATTTATCAGGTGCTCGGCAATGGACTAGACTACATGCCAGTATGGCGTGACGCAAACCGTGTCTTAAAGGTATATGAAAATAATGCCATGATATACAATGGTGAAGACACTACAATTCTAATCACAGACTTTCAGACAACAGGATCAGATACTGTAATAGAAACAGATAAGTCTCACGGCTATTCTGTTGGAGATTCAGTTACACTTGCAGGATTTACCGATACAACATATAATACAACTTATTCGGTTCAAGAAATTATTTCTTCAACAGAGTTTAGAATTACGACAATGGCAGAACCAACACTCAATGGACTTGAAACAGTTAAAAGAGTTTGGGCATATGCATTCAAAGTTACCCTAGATAATTCTGCGATTGTCAAAGAGTTCACAGGCTATACCAATATCATATCTACAAACTATCCAAAACTTCCTGTTGCAAGAGGCGATTACGCCTATGACGGAAGAAATTACGGAACGTTTACAAACAATGCAGACTACCTATTTGTTCTTGACGAGGGATATCGTGCAATTCCAGCAGATGTTGAAAAAGCAACGGTAATGCTGATTGACGACCTTAAGTGTGGAAGACTTGACTACTACCAGAAGTATGTAACATCATACAATACAGATCAGTATAGAATTCAGTTTGATAAGAAGATGCTAGAAGGAACAGGTAATTTACTAGTAGACAAAATGCTTGATAAGTATATGAAGTCTATTACTAAAGTTGGGGTGCTATAATGCCTACCTGCGAAACCACAAGTTTTACATTCCCACTACTTGCAGACATACACTATCCAATTGTAGAACAAACTGCATTAGGCAGTATCAAAAAACAATGGATTCATGACAAGACCCTGTCTTGCAGTTTGACTACTGCAGGATCTGCAATGGCAGAGGACGTAAAGCCAAATGTTAACATCACAAAAGAAGTAATTCTATTAGGAAGATTCAGATCAGATATTAGACTTTCTAGCACAGATGCAAGAAATGCAATAACTAATATCCTGATTACGAATATTAGAGATACTAACGGCAATGAAATTTATGTAGAAACATCTGGACCAAGATCTGGAAAGTCAACCCTTTTTGAGGTTGCTACAAATGAGCCATTTATTAACCCATTTGGCTCAATAGAGTATTACAAGGTAGTCCTACGTAGATCTGAGAACCAGGGGACTGATGTTTAATGCTGACAATGAGCGTAGACTTATCAAAGTTTAACAGAGATATGAAGCACATTATGGCTTACTCTAATGGATTCTTAGAGGGTGCCGAAAGGGCAAAGCCATTGCTTTTGCAACTGCTTGGAGCAAGAATGTCAGAAATGCTTAAAAACTTTATTGACTCAAATGCCAGGGTAAATCCAGAAGCACTTCATCACGTATATGAATGGTATCAGACAGGAAGTCCAAACGCAAGACTATTCGATATTAGTTATGTCGTCACAGGTGGTGGACTAACAATATCTTCTTCATTCAGTCAGTCTAGAAGCATTAAGTCTGGGTCCAGAGTGCCATTCTATGACAAGGCTAGAATTATGGAAAATGGAATTCCTGTAACGATTGTTCCTAGGACAAAGTTGGTGTTTGAAGTAGATGGAGAAACAGTGTTTACGCCAAACGCAGTTACAGTTCGAAATCCAGGTGGTCAGACACAGGGAGAGTACGAAAGAGTATTTAATCTATTTTTTGATGTATACTTAAAGCAGTCCTTTTTAAATCAAACAGGCATTATAGCAAAACTAAACCAGGGAAGCGACTTTGATGCAAAGTTTGCTTCAGCAAAGCGTGGCGGTAGAGCATTAGGTCTGGCAACAGGATATAGTTGGATGTTGAAAGCAGGTAAAGAATAATGGCAATGTCATACCCACCAATTTTTATTAACAAGTACTTGGCTGAGAAGGTATCAGAGCAGTTCGATGGTAACTTTACACTGCCATTTTTTCCAACACTACCCACGGACATCGATGCCCTAACTGAGACATTTCCACTCAGCAACGGAACCTTTGCAGTATACGACAGAATGTTTAAGTATAGAAGACAACCATTCCCACACATTAAATCAGAACAACTACTTTACTATTTCTATAAAATGCAGGGAGATTCTGAACTCATGATGGAAGTATCTCAAAAAGCCTATGATCTTCTAGACCGTGAAGACGAGTCAGCCCAAGAACTAAACGAGTGGGTCAGGGCTTTGCCAAGGAACGCTAATGGAACAATCTCATTTGGCAACGACCCAACTGAGTTCCACCCTGTATTTTTCCACAAAATGAAGATGTATCAATTAGAAGAAACCAGAGACATTGTAGACTTTGGAACAGCCAGAACCTATGCTGGCAATAAGATAATCATTGACTATGACTATCACCAGGTTGTCTAAAAAGGCTGGTATACTTAGTGGTGAGGAAACATCGCCCAAAATTCCATAAAGAAATAAGAGGTGAAAATTATGGCATACAGCAGAGGTAATAACACCAACATCATCGTTGGTGCAGCAGCCCTCTTCGTCTTCAAGGACGGAGAACTAACAGACGCTGACCTTCCAGGTTACGATGACGGATATTCTTTCCGTGACTCGCTATCTGGATACACTGGTCAGGGATCTGCAGATGCAACAAAGGCAGCAAACTTTAAGAACGTAGGTTACACCAGCAATGGTCTAGAACTACAATTCCAGCCAGACTTCGGTGAAGTACAGGTTGACCAACTTCTTGACGTTGCTAAGTTGTACAAGCAGGGAATGCAGGTTAACCTGAACACATCATTCGCTGAAGCAACTCTAGAAAACCTTCTTTACGCTACTGCAGGAACAGAGACTGACTGGGACAACGGAGTAACCGACCCAGACCTATCAGTTTTGAACCTATCAGCAGGTAACTTGGGTGAATGTCCGATTGAGCGAGGAATCGTTGCAGTTGGTCCAGGTACAGGAGACTGCTCTCCAGCAGAGCAGATTGAGCGTATCTACGTTGGTTACCGTGCACTCTCAATTGAGAATGTTACAGTATCAGCAAAGCGTGACGAGGCAACAATGTTCGAAGTATCGTTCAGAATGCTTCCAAACAACGACGCTTCATATGGTAAGATCGTAGATCGCACCATCCCAGCAGCATCGTAATATAACTTAATATTGTAGGAAACCGTCTAGTTAACTCTAGGCGGTTTTCTTTTTGGTACAATAGATAGATGGCTACTAAAGTATATAACTCGGCAATGATCTACACCATAGATGGTGAGGGCGTATACCTTACCCCACTAAAGATTAAATATCTTAGATTGTTTATGGAACAGTTTGAAAATGTTCGTAAAGCAACAGATGATTCGGATGCCTTTGAGTTTGTGTCTAAATGTGCACTGATAGCAATGATGCAATATAAGCCAGAAATCAAGACTATAGAACAAATTGAAGATTCCTTCGACCTACCAAGCCTATACAAAGTTCTAGAAATTGCTGCAGGTATCTCAATCAAAGACCCAGAAGACACAGGAGAGAGCATTTCCAAACAAGCCAATAACCAAGAAAACGCTACCTGGGAAACTATGGACTTAGCCAAACTAGAGTCTGAGGTATTTTTGCTAGGTATCTGGAAAGACTATGAAGAACTAGAGTCATCATTGTCAATGCCAGAACTATCTGAAACCCTTAATGCCAAAAGAGAAGAATCTTATAACGAAAGAAAGTTCCTAGCAGCACTAAAGGGCATTGATATTGACGGCGGTAGCAAAAAAGAAGAAGAGAATGCCTGGGAGAAAATGAAAAACAAGGTATTTAATAAAGGTGGAGACCCAAACGATGTAACATCGCTAAGAGGTCTAAAGGCTCAAAAGGCTGGCTTCGGTATTGGAATGGGCTTGTCATATGAAAAACTATAATTAAGATTATGTGTTTATGTTATAATAATATAGACCTTTAAAGGAGGAAACACATGGCAACAACCGTAAAAGAGGCAAAGACAGTTACTTTGCTTGACGG